GGGGGGCCGTTGTTGTATCTGCGCCAAGGCGTTTTTAGTGGGGTGAAGTGCGGTCGCGTGGCGTCTTGTCGCGCCGTACCGGGTACGCCCTGACAAGGGCAAACGCCGCAAGGAGCTGGTCGAGTCGTACCCGAACCGTACCGGGAAACGCGAAAGGACCCCCACCCTTTCGGGTGGGGGTCCGTGTATGTGTGGCGTACGCGTCCCGGGTGCCGGGGAGTGGTCCGAGGCCGGGGCGCTGGCCACGCGTGGCCCGCCGGGAGCCAGTCTAGCGGGCCTGCTCGGCGCCAATCAGAACGACGCTGTGCGCCACCGCGGCGACGGCGCACAGCGATCGCAGCACCAGCTCCATGACCTCGGCCTGCTTCTCGACCAGGTCCTGCGGGGTCATCTTGCAGGCAGCCCGCAGAGACTGGAGGTTCCCGGAGGGCGGATTCTCCGGGCCGAGCAGGGCGGCGAGTTTCTCCGCCTCGCGGCGGAGCCGGGCCGTCGCGGTCTCGCGCTCCTTGGCTTCACGCTCCAGGGCGGCGGTGTAGGCCTCTTGGAGTCGGCCGCACGCATCCAGGAGTTCGGCCGAGGTGCGGCTTGCCAGGTCGGCAGGCAGGATGTCCGCCACGTCAGCGCGCCTGCTTCTCGCCGGCAGACGTGTTGGCGGTGGCCAGGCCGGTGATGGCGGACGCCAGCAGGGACCAGGCGGCGATCTGCTCGCCGGTGACGATGCCGTAGACGCCGAGGACGGCCAGGGCGGCGGTGGCGATGCCGTAGATCCAGCGGCGGACTTCGGGACGGGTGATGATCATGACGGGTTTTCCTTTCGGGTTTCCAGATGGTGGATGCGGATGGAGTGGTCGGACAGCTGCTCGTCGTAGCGGCGTTCAGCCTGGGTGGCCCGGGCGGCCGCGCCGGCTGCCAGGTCGTTGGCGCGGCCGAGCTCCCGGTCGTGGCGCTTGATAGAGGCTCG